ACAAATGAAAGAAGAAATGGCAAATAAAGATAAACAAATGAAAGAAGAAATGGCAAATAAAGATAAACAAATGAAAGAAGAATTGGCAAATAAAGAGAAACAAATGAAAGAAGAATTGGCAAATAAAGAGAAACAAATGAAAGAAGAAATGGCAAATAAAGATAAACAAATGAAAGAAGAAATGGCAAATAAAGATAAACAAATGAAAGAAGAATTGGCAAATAAAGAGAACGAATATCAAAATAATTTATTAAAACAATTAACAATATTTAATGAAAAAGAAATTCAATATAAACAAAAGTTTGATAATATTAATAATAAATATAATATATTATTAGATGATTTAAATAAAAAAGAAAATAATTATATAACATTATTAAAAAATTTGGAAAAATTTATAGAAATAGATAAAAATAAATTAAAACATAAAGAAAATGAATATGAACAATCTATATTGTTATTACACAATAAAAATAAAAATCCAAATGGGAAAAATATTATATTAACATATCAATTTTTATATAAAAATAATAAAAAATGTACTGGTTTTGGAGATTATATTAGGGGATGTTATTTTATAATACAATTTGGAGAGAAATATAATATAAACATTGATTATCATATTAATAACAATCCTATAAAAAAATATTTATCTTATTTTGAAAATAAGCCAAATTTGGATAAATCAATTATTGAAACAATTGAATTTTTTGAAATTAATAATGCTGAATATAATATAAATAATGGAATTATAGATTATCAATATAAAGATATTGATAATGATTTATTTATTTATTTGAAAAAATCGCAAAAATTTGATAACAATTGTTATATTTATTTAATAAATCATCCAAAACTAAATAAAATAAATTTTTTACATAAAACATTAATAAAAAATATTTTAAATCCAACTGAAAATTTGAAAAAAATAGTTAATAATGCATTAAATAAATTAAATTTAATAAAAAATCGTTATATTTCAATACATGTTCGTGTAGATGATGCTTTTTTCAATAATGATTATAGTAGTATGAACAATATAAAATTAAACAAATTAATTAATTATATACAAAAAATTGTTGAAAAAAATGAATTATTTGATATATTTTTAATATCAAGTGATAATAATATAAAAAAGTATATAATAAATAAATTTCCAAATATGAAAACATTATTTTTTAATATAACACATACAAGTAATTCAGAAATGGATGAAGAAAGTTTAATAAATACATTGAAAGATTTTTATATTATGTCTTATTCTAATTTTATTTACAATTTTTCGGTTTATAGACATGGAAGTGGTTTTAGTAAATGGTGTGCTGTAACTTACGATATACCATATATTTCTTATTTTTTAGAATAAGGAAAATATAAATTTATATATATGATGGTTAATTACACCGTTCGAAAATAAAAATGAATTTATAGACTTACGTTTATAATGTATTCATTTCATTAAAATATATTTTTCTGAATTTTTGTATATATTCATCTTTCAAAATATGAGTTTTTAAATAATGTTCTGTCAATTTATCTTCTAACATATGAACTATAAAAAAAAGAGAATAAACACCACATTCAGTATTTCCATATTGATGTTCAATACCTTCATTGCTGTCAACTTTAAAAAATATTTTTGGTGAGTGATGTTCACCTTGTTCTTTTATTTTTTTAATTAATTTTTTTACTTCTTTTGGTGCAGAATCGCCGGTACTATCAAAGAAAAATATAGTTTTTTTCTTTATATTAATAAACATTGAAATCCAATGTTGTCCTGATTTATAATGTGGATCTGTGTTAAATATTATTCCTATTTTTGTTTTTCCAATTTTAATTAATTTTTCAAGATTAAAATTACATAATTCTTCCCAAACACATTCACCATATAATTTTTTTGTATCAAAATCAATTGGTGAAGGACCTATAAAATCAAAACAATTGTAAGCTTTTTCATATTGTTTCATTACTTTTATTATATCCAAACTAGACAACCATTCATTTGGATTAGTCTTCCATTCTGCAGGTGATTCTGGTGCAAATGAATCTGTTAAATAACTATCTAATTTTCCGAAATCGTTTTTTTGTTTTAACCAACATGCTTCATTATTACATACATTTTTTAAATAATTTTTTAATTTTGTATGAATTTCTTTTGCTGAATTACTGGTAATTTTTAAATCAGGATGTCTTACATTCCAATGATTTCTCAAGTCAAGTAATGCTTCATTTGTATAACAAGAAAAATTATTTAATTTATTTTTAGGTTTTGGACTACAATTTATTTTTATGTTTTTATTTTTTAATGTGCCACCATATTTATTTCTATTTTTACGTGTAAAATATTTTCTTTTGCTATTTTTTTTTGTCTTCATTATTATATAAATATATTATTTATATATAATAATTAATAAAATTTGTTTGTTTTTTATAAAAAACCATTAAAATTATTAAAAAAATGTTCGCATCTTCTCATATGATGTAATGGTATTAACGCAGCATCATTATTGCCATTATTTTTTATTTCTAGTTTTGTATTTGTATTTGTAATATTTGTATTTGTAATATTTGTATTTGTAATATTTGTATTTGTATTTGTAATATTTGTATTTGTATTTGTAATATTTGTATTTTTATGATTTGTGTTTATATTTATTTCAGTATTATATAATTTTAACACTTTATTAACTAAATTACTACGTTGAATATCAGTTTCGTTTAGTTTAATCAAGTAAAAATTTTCAGGAATTTGTATCTTTTCAAATTTATTCACTAAATCTAACAATCCATTTATATTTTTTAAATCACTTTGGTTCAAGTCACCAGTTATTATTATTTTACTATTTTCACCTATACGAGTAAGTAACATTAACATTTGGTTTGGACTGCTATTTTGCATTTCATCAGCAATAATAAATGAGTTTTTAAAAGTTCTGCCTCTCATAAAACCTAATGGTGAAATTTCTAGTTGATCGTTCAATAATAAATTTTTCAATTCAGTTTTTGAGTAATATTCTAAAAATATGTCAAGTATTGGTCTAATCCATGGGTCCATTTTCATTTCAATATTACCAGGTAAAAATCCCAAATTTTCTTCTCCAACCGAAACAATTGGTCTTGTAATAATTATTTTATCTATTTTATTTTCTTTAAGTTTTTCAATTGCTTTTACACAAGCTAAACAAGTTTTACCTGTTCCTGGTGGTCCTATAACAGATATTAACATATCTTTGTCTAAACTTAAAATGTTATGATATTTCTGTTGATTTTCTGTTTTTGGTTTATGGGTTTGTTTTAGTAATTTAAAATTATCTTTCTGTTTCATAAAAAAATTCATTTTTAAACTTTTTGCGATTAATATTACTAAAAAAAATAAAATCTTCATTATAAACAATATATAAATATTTTTTATATCTAAATTTTATATATTTTACACCTTTTTACATTTCAAACGCCAAATATTTATCAATTAATTCTAACAAATAATGAAATATTATTATTTATCATTATCAATAAGCATAATTGCCATTGCTGCATAATTATGTAAATCAATTAAAGTATCCCTTAAACATTCATCATTAACTAAATTAATACCTTTATTTGAAACTGTAATAAAACGTTGTATTTTATCATTCATTCTAATTAAAACACCAATAGTTCCATAATTTGCAAATGAATCGCCATAATCAATGTTTTTTTTTCTGAATAATTCTAGTGCTTCTTTTTGAATTTGTTCCATTTGTTCAACTCTTGAATTAGAGGACATATTTTAATTGAATATATGTTTTATTTTTAAATTCAATTTTATATTTAATTTTTATAAAATATAAATATATTATAATGACAAAAAAAAAGAATATGTATATTTATAAATAATAATTTAATAATAAATGAAAATTTATTATACCACATTTGTTTACATCATATTTTTTTCGCCTTTTAAATTTTTACAAGTTTGCAATTTATTTTTAACAAATGTATATCAAATAAAGTAATTATATTATATAAAGGTTTATACACTAACCTATTGAGATATTTTTCAAAAATAATAGAAAAATAATAGAAAAATAAAAAAATTGAAATTCTTTTTTAATTTTTTTATAAATAAAATTATTATCATATCACAATAAGAAATGGAAACCGAACCTGAATTAAATAACGCTGTTATTGTTTCTTCTGTTACAAAGAGAAAAAATGTAACGAAACAAGAAAAAAAGAAAATAGAATTAATAATTGAAGATGATGAAGAAATTATAGTAAACGGATATACAAATGAGACATTTAGTATTTTAAATCCTGATTTTTGGGAAAAATTATACAGAGAAAAATATTCTGGAAATAAGTACGCAAAAAACACAAAAAACTTCAGTAAAATAATATACGGAAAAAAAGTAGAGACGCCAAATATTTATATCATTCCTAGACAAAGAGGTGGACCGTCATATAAAGATGTTGAATTAGAGTATGATGACGCAAAAAATATACAATTTTGTCCCATAAGCAAAGGATTTTCAATGCAAGATGTTTCATCGTTTTCATTGGGACCAGTAGTTGGTCATGGTTTGAATGTTGTAAATAGTGCTTTCAGTAAATGTATTGGAATAAAACATATAGATGGTAGCGGTTTATTTACCGAAAAAAACAAAAAATTTTGGAAAAAAAACAAAAAAGGACCAGTAAGAACTATATTTAACATTTCAGATGATAAAATGAGTGTTGATGGAATTATTGTTAATAAAATTGACTGGTTAGAAAATAATAAAAATTTATGGTATGAAAATTGGATAAAATGGCATGATGCCATAAGATTTAATGAAAATGGAAATTTTAAATGGTGTGACGATAGTGAAACAATCATATTTTGTAATTGTATTGATAATCCAAACGAAAATATATATATGAGTTTTATAAATTGGAAAAAATCTTGTTATATTAAGCCATCATATGAATTATTTGAAAAAAACAATAGAGTAATTGAATTCTTAAAATTACTTTATCATAAGGAAAAAATATCGTTGGGTTTAGTTCATCCTAAGGGTAAAAGTTATTGTAAGGAAAAGGCCTTAACACCAAATTTTATAACCGATTTATATAATTCTCCGTATGAAATGACTTGTATGCCATTCGTTGTCGCTGGATATTTATTGGGTGTAAAAATTTAACCATAACAAATTTTACATAAAATACATAACAATAAATATAATATTAAATACAAATTTAAAAAAATTAAATAAAAATATATTTATACAAACCAATATACAAATCTACAAATCAATACAAGTCAATATGCAAATAACATAAACTATTTGTTAGTTTTGATTAATTCACCATTATCATACCAATATTTATCTCCATTTTCATATTCAATGGCAGGTAAATTATTGTTACGATGCAATTTATCCTGTTTATACCAAAATTTGGTACCATTTGGGTATTCAATCGCTGGTAATTCATCTCGGTCTAATACACCATATTTATACCAAAATTTGGTGCCATTATTCCATATAACGGCTGGCAAATCATCATTACGATGTATTTTACTATTTTTCATCCAATATTTTTTGCCATCATTTGTTTCAATGCATGGCAAATTATTTTCCCTATATATTTTTTCCCTATATATTTTGCCATTTTTCCACCATTGTTTATCACCATTTGCTAATTCAACCGCGGGCAAATCATTATCACGATGCAATTTGCCATTTTTATACCATTTTTATCTCCATTATCATATTCAATCAAATATGCTGATTTGAACATGAATTCGTATTCATTCACTTCATTTTTATTCAATAATGCAATTGATTTGATATTATCCATTTGAGCTTGATTTGTCTTTAATTTGAATAATTTATAAAAAGCAATTTTTTTTATAAATAATAAGAGAAAAATACCTAAATAATGTCGGCGTTTTAGAGCAACGCGTATTTTAAATGCCGACTTCTATTAGTCCTTATAAATTTTTAATGTTCTTCTTTTGGTATATTTTCTCTTATTAGTTTTTTTATAATAATCTTTATTATAAGCATAAATAAAGTAATTTTCATAATTTGGAAAAAATAATAATTTCTTATTATAATATATGTTTAATACAATAAGTAATTTAAGTAGAAAAGCCCATAGATATGGTGACGTTCATTTTGTATCTTTTCTCGGATCAACTCTTGCTAGACTTGCGTATATGAATGATAATAAGTTTTTTACGAGTTATAATCAAATTATGGGACCGGTTATTCAACCAAAAATTTTACAAGGTATTAATTCTGTTAGTCCAGATAATTTGGGTGACCTATTGGATGATCAGAAAATTTTTGGTTTAACAGGTGGTGGTGATGATATTTTTGCAGGCCATCAATATGAGTATAAAGGTAAAAAATATGTCGATTTTATTGGTCTCAATATGCCTCAAAATATAAATATAATTAACGGTGATTTAACAGGAGATATAAGATTTCCTGTTTCTGGAGAACAAACTCCTCAAGATGCCGTGAAATATATTTCAATTGGATGGTCTAATTATGGAGAGATATATGTTGTAGCAGATAAAAGAATGCCTAATACAATATTTTTAATTTTTAGAGGAACTTATAGTGCTAAAACAGCGTCACTTTATTCAAAACCAACATCAATTTTTCCTTTAACTGTTTGTAAAGATTCGCAAGGAAAATCTGAACAATTCTTATATGGTATATTTAAACCAACAGCAGAAATGATACATACTATTGTAGAGGCATTACGATACTTGGCTACAGATTTTTTAGGAGCTAACCATCCAAATTCTGTAAAAATTTTTACAACTGGTCATTCATTAGGAGGTGCTATGTGTAGTGATTTTGCTTATTTATGGATGGGAATTAAAAAAACACCACCATATAATGCTGCACCATATAATGTTTTGGCTGATAATCTTATTTGTATTAGTTTGGGAGCTCCTCGTTGTATGGGTAGTTCTGTTGCCAAGAAGTTTTGTAACTTTGCTATGCAAAAAAAGATTTTATATTTAAGAATTACTACAAGAGGTGATCCAGTACCAACTTTACCACCTAAAACTGGTTTTCAACATCCATGTTCTGATGATAGTAAAATGCGTATGGAAATTTCAGAAGATTGTAATGAGACATTAAATATGAGACCTACACCAAATGTTAATTATACAAAAGATTTAGATTGTTTAAATTATAAGGCACGTGCTTATATTCAAAATGCTTTATCACATACAATTTATTTAGATATTTTATATACAAAAGCTGTTGATATACTTAAATTCGTAAAGGGTGTCGGAATTGCTCAAGAAGTTTCACGTGATACTGATAAATCAACTGTATGTAGAATTATATTAGGATCAAATGCTGATTATAGAGCAATCTTTTTCAATGTTAATAAAGCCAGAGAAAAACCAACTACACTTGATGTTCAAGAAGAAGCCGAATTGATGAAACCAGGTGAAGTTAATATTTCCCAAGTAGAACAATCTCCTGTGATATCTACTCCTATTCAAGGAATATCCGCAGCAACAGCAGCCGGAGGAGCATGGCCATTTTCAAGTAAATCTAAAACAAGTGTTAGATCCACTTCAGCACCAGTAACAACTACAGCTACTACATCATCTAAATCGTATTTTTCAACTCCAAAAATTGGTGGTGAAGTAGCAGAAGATAGAAGAATGACTATGCAAGCATTTAATAATTTAATACAACAAATGGAACCTATTCAAGGTAATTTATGTCCAATGAAAGGTAAAATGGCAAATCCATTTAATAATAGTATTATGCCTGATTTAAGTTGTCCAGGTTTGAAATTTGGTGGAAGAAGAAAAAATAAATCTAAAAAAAATATTAAAAAAAAAGATAAAAAAAGAAGGGGGCACACGAAGATACTAAAAAAATAATTAATTTTATGTTTAATTTAATTATTTTCTAATCTTTTATTATAATTGTTAAACCTGAAACTGCTTATCATATCTTAATTTTATTTTTTATATAGAATTTAGTTTATCCTCCTTTTAGGAGGAAGCGTTTGTATTTTTTTGCTAATACAGTCGGCATTTAAAATACGCGTTGCTCTAAATGTTAAATAGTTTAATTAATTTTTTTATGTTTATATATAACATCATCAATAATAGAATCTAAAAACACACCACTAATACATAAAACACATCCGACAATTTTTAACTGAGATATACTTTCATTAAATATTATAGCAGAACTTATTATAATTATAACTCGTTTAACTGTATTTGCAATAGATTGATTTACTGCACTTATTTTTTTTAATGTAATCATGGCTAATTCATTATATAAATAAAAAGTAAATCCAGATAAAATAACATTATTATAAAAATTATTATTATACAAAAATATATTGTAAAAAATATAAAATTTACTACCTTCAATATAAATCATAATTGGAATAGAAAATAAAAATGAAATTATATTCATGATTGCATATTGATTACTTATATTTCCAATACGTAATTTAATATCATCATTTTCTATAATTTTTTTATTTTCTGCACCTTTAAATGAAGCAAAAATATTAGCCATAACTGCATAAATTAACGAATTTAAGTTAAAATCTAAATCATAATTTCCATTACTATTTTTTAAAGATGCTAAACAAACACCAAATATAATAACACTTAAACAAATCCATCTATAAAACGATAATTTTTTTTTGTAAAATAATGTACCTATAATTCCAGCAAATACCGGTTCAGATGCTTTAACAATTTGTCCAAATACTAATCCGCCTGATGCAAGTGAAAGTACAGAAAATACATGAGCAAGTGAAGAAGATAAACCAGCAGGCAAAAATAGAAAAATATCTTTAATATAAATTTTCGGATAATTTCTTGTATTTGGAATAATCCATAAAAATAAAGAATATAAAACGCCAATTCCTAATTGAGATGTAGCAATAGTAATAGCAAATTGATCACCATTAGATGCATTTGAAGCATTTTTATTTTGTATATTATAATAATAATTACCTAAATACCAAAATCCAATATTTAACATTAATGAAATATCAATCATTAACATCTTACGATAATTAGATAATATATAATTAATTCTTTATATTGTTTATTTACTTCTACTAAAAGTTTTACATCTTTTGGGTCAACATAATAGAAACATTCCAATTATTTAAAGGTTTGTTAAATTTATTTACATTATAAAACATATAACTAACTCATATCAGTGACATTAGTAATATTCAATAGAGACGTTAAAATTAGTAAACTTTTTACACCTTTTCTCATTTAAAACGCCCATTTTATATGAGAACTTGTAAAAAATCCCAACATTTAGATGTAAGAATAGCGAATAATTTTCAAAAATACAAAATTAACGATTTATTATGTCCTAATAAAAAATGCAAAAATTCTCCTGATTATAAAAAATGTGAATATTGCGAAGGAACATTCAAAATTATAAATAGTGGTTATTTTCATGGTTATTTTCGTAGTGTGGGTCAAGAATGCGATATATGTTAATTGGTATGTTTTGTATCCATGTGTAATTTAAATAATCCTTTTGAAAAATTACCAAAATCACACACTTCACAATAATATTTAAACTCTTTTTTTCTCTCTTCTTTATTTGAGTGATTATTTAAATAATGAAGTTTCATATTTGTTGAACTTGTAGTGTTATAATTACATAATTTACATTGTGGTTCTAATTTTTTATCCTTACGAGGTTTTCTTTTTCCATTATTTTTATGTTTTTCACATTCCAAATGTTGCTTCCAGTGTGCTTGATATAAACACTTATAATTACACGTTTCGCAATGGTATGTTTCCATTTTTATAAATATATACAATTTATATTTAAATGTTTTGCGTTAAAATTACTTAAATAAAAGTAGTATAATACTATATAAAATGAAAGTTAAGAAAAAGAAAAAAGAGGATTTCAAAGAGTTTAGGAATAATGATAAATCCGCATACAAAACTTTCAAAATACCTTTGAAAAAAATTTTACTTGATCGTGATACAACGCAACCAGTTATAGACCATTTGGTTTTTGAAATGAATGATTTGGTTATTCACACTTATCAATTTATTCGTTTGTATGTTTTGCACCAATACACTCAAAATCTTCCTTTACCTGAATTAGACGATACATTCATTTTGTATTGTATCAAAACATTAGGAACAAGAGATAATAGAGGTAAAAAAGGAAAGGATACAGAACTATTGGAAACATTAGAGCAATTCTATAAAACCGAATATCAACCTTTGTTGAACCATGTAAAAACCAATTTGAAAAACACGACTTTTTTATTACCTTATTTAGCAACGCAAATACATACGTCTTTATCCAATAATACACAAGAGCATTTTATTAAACACTTTTTACGATTTATTAACAAAACCACAAATGAAATAACCGAAGATAAAGCAACCTTATTTCAATTCAAAAAGAACCTTATGGAATTAAGTGAAACAAATGAAATGTTTAATGAATGGAAAGAAACACATTTACCTAAGATATTACCTGATGAAATCAAAAAGTCGGTTCATTATGATGTCAAAGTAAAACCATTTGATTATTTGAAAGGAATGTTGTATATGAACTCTGTGTTGGAAAAACAAGAAAATAAATTGTTTCAACCTTTACCATTACGCAACAATATCATTCCAAAACATATTATCATTGATACAGCAAGTTTGATAAATCTATTTTGTCCTGAAAAAGACAAAGATGGTAATAAAGTGAAAAAGGGAGAATTATTAAGTAATGTTAAAGATAATCAAAATGAAGTATGGTGCAACTTTTTGGATTTGAAAAATAAAATATTCAAAAATAAACATTATCAGTTTCATAATCAAATACAAACAGACGGAATTAGTTGCTGTCTGCTTTTTATCAGAAAAGATTTGAAAGATAAAAAATGGGGTGCAAGAGTTCCAGTTTTACAAGAACAAGATTTTTTCAATATTGAGGATTTATCCAAAGAACAATTAGATACTTTGAAAGACAGAAATATTGTAGGTTGTGATCCAGGAAAACGCAGTTTGGTTTATATGATGGATAAAAACGGAAACAAACTACAATATACAGCACCACAAAGAAAACGAGAAAGTAAAGCAAAGTGTAATCAGCGTATTCTATTATTGGAAAGAAAACGAAACGGAATTATTGAAAAAGAAACTATATTATCGTTTCAAAATAGCAAATCAGTTGATTATGAAAAGTTCAAAATATATTTGGTTGAAAAAGATAAACTAAATAAGGAAACCATAGAGTTTTACAAACGAGATACATGGAGAAAAATGAAGTTTCGGCAATATAGTTATGGTAAGAAAAGTATTGATACATTTTTGAATAAAATTAAAGAAACATTTGGAGAAAATATCCTAATCGGTTATGGTAATTGGAGTAGGTCAACACAAATGAAACATTTTATGCCTACGATGAATAAAGGATTAAGGAAATTAATTCATAAGAGATATGATACAATAACAATAAATGAATGTAATACAAGCAAGAAGTGTTGTGATTGTAATAAAGATTTAGAATATTACAAAGATAAGGAAGGAAAGAAAGTGTTTCGTCTGTTAATTTGTTCTAACTGCGTGAGTTGCGAAAACAAAAAAATCGTATTTAGAACAAGAGATGCAAACTCTTCCATAAACATAATGAAATTAACACAATCTTGGATAGAAAAACAAGAGCGACCATTATGTTTCCACATTTCGTCTTTCACATCTTCAAGTAAAAACAAGGAAGATGAAAAAGTAAGACCATCGTAGGTGAAATTCCTACTATTGATTTTACATTTTTTCTTATTTTTTGCCCTATAAAATGGGCGTTTTAAATGAGAAAAG